CCGCCGTCGTTGTAATACAGCTTCACCGTGCCGTCACTGGTGTTCTTCCAGACCTCAGCCACGCCGGCCGGGATGTTGACGGTCGTCGGTGCACCAGCCGCGCTCTTGACGTTGACGATTTCCAGCCCGCTTTGCTCTGCCAGGCCGACAAGCGCGGTCGGGATAGTGTAGACGCCATTGACTGGTTTGTAGTCAATGCCCTGAATGTGGATGCAGCCCGCCGCCGGGCCGAGCATGTTGGTGGTAGCAACTGCCATATGGAACCTCCTCCGGTTGTGGGGCTTGCGCCCGGTTATTCGTCGCCCGTTGCGGCGTCGATGTCCTCTTGACTCATCACCTGGGGTACAACGTCACACCGGCAACGCGGATGTCCGGGCGGCCCGTCGACAGCCTCGCCGTCATAGTCGAAAGAATCGTCCAGAGGAACGCTTTGATCGTCCATCGCCTCGCACTCATCGCACACCTCGTCCTGAGCTACAATCCACGTCTTGCCCTCTACAACGCCCGACTCTTTCCAGCCGGCCAGGTTGCCTTGCACGTCGGCAAAGGCGGTCTCTGTCGTGGCGATGAGGTCACAGCGGACGTCGTCAAAGCCGGTGTACTCCGCGATAGCCTCTGCCAGTTCCGCGTTCGTTGCGCCCGCTTTGAGCGCAGTGTCGACCAGTTCGTTCAGGCCGTCTCGCGTCGTCTGCTGGATCTCGGTGACCAGTTCGGCGGCGTGTTCGGCTGCCCACTTCGAGGCCTGTCCGTTGGCCTGGTCGAGCATGGCATCGAGTTCGTCTTCGCCGCCGCTGAGGAGATGCGCAACCTGGGCAAGCCCCGCGCTGGCGCCGTCCTGGGCCATCGCTTCAAGCTCGCGCTCAAGGTCATCCTGTAGCTTTTTGAGAGCCAAGCCGCTGATGACGCCTTTGAATGGGTCGCTGTTGGTAGCTTTGGCAACCTTGCCCAGCGCATCCTTGCCGATGGTGAGGGCTTTCTTGCGCTGAGCGTCGAACGTCTTCCGCATGATGCCGGTGAGCGCCTTGCGGGCCTTGACTACGGCTGGACGCTCACGGTCAATGGGCGTCAGGGTATCCGAACGCTTTTTTTTTTGAACCGCGCCAGCTTTGGCCGCGGGCGCTTTCTTGCCGGGTTTGATTGCCGGGGGTGGCTGGGAGGCCGACTCGTCAACCGCCCCCGGTTTGCCGCCGGGCTTGGTAGCTCCCGGCAACATCGTTGGCATAGGTGGAGGCGGCGGGGAGAGTAGGTCTTTCTGCTCATCCGACAGCGGGTCCATCCCGTAGCCCATATCGCGCACCTCATCGGGCGTCATCCACGGCTTGGAACCTCCGCCCCCGAGTGCGATCTGGTAGACCTGCGCTTTGATAAGCGGGTCAGTGATTTCCTCATCCTGCCAGGCGAACTGCAGATCACCCACGCCATAGCAGCGGCGAAGAATCGCGTCCATGAGGCTCTTGAACCACAGCTTGCGCGGCTCGATGCCTTCCTCTTGCGCCGTCTCCTTGGCCGTCTGAGCCGTTGCCCGGTTCTGTTGCTTAACGAGCGCCTGGGGCGACACAGAGAAGCACCAACAGATGATGCGCGCCAGCCACTCGTCAATCGGGTCATTCAGGCTCGGCTCTTTGGTGGCCTGATACTTCGTGCCACTCGGAACCCAGCGCCCATGCCGACGGGTAGCCGTCTGGCCGGTCATGACGATGTCCCACGAGGTCTGGAAGTCGAGCACCTGGTCGGGGTTCATTCCCGGCGGCGCTTCGAGCAGTGCATCGGGAATCGTGCCGTCGGTGTAGAACTCCGTCTGGTGGAGCAGCCGGCGAAGTGACAGGTTGACGATGTTGATGACCTGCTCGACGGGGCTCATGCCGTAGATGCGGTTCGGGCGAAGGTTGTAGGCCCGGACGATCATCTCGTCTACGGTGTACTCGATAGCCGCCATGCCCTTGAGGGCTTGCCCGTAGGCAGGAAGCGGCGGCAAGGGAACGCGGCCACGGTCAGAGACGATGCGCTTGAGAGTGCCACCGTCCACGATCTCAGGCAGAAAGATGCCCTTGGTTGTCGGGCGCAAGTAGATGGCGGGCTGGTCGATGACGTAGTGATCTTCCAGAATCAACCGCTGCCACGACAGGAAGTCATTCACGCCGTCAGGCTCGGCCAGCAGGTCCATGACACGCTTTGCCTTGTCGCCGCCGTCCTTGCCGTCGCGGCCCATGATCTGCCACTTCTGGCCGGCCATCTTGTCTTTGCAGGTCTCGACAGCAAGCCGGATGAGGTCAAGGCCGCCCTGTGCAGGGTCAGCCATGCGCCGCAAGGTGGGAAAGTCGATGTTGCGTTCACCCTGCTCACCACGAGGCCGCGGGCTGGTGTTGACGGCAAACGGAAAGTCGAACTGGCGACCGCGCACCGTGTCAGGCGCTTGCGGCGCCATCGGTTCGCCCGGCGAGAACCAGCCGTTGGCAAGCTGTTGTCGGCTTTGGCCGGTTGCGGAGGCCAGCATGTCGAGTTCGATGGGGAGCAACTTCGCGCCAGCGCCGACAGCGCCAGAGGACAAGGGAGCAGCTTTAGGAGGCATTGGCCGTACCTTCGTGTGGTAGGAATGTCCTCGCCAGCCGCTCCCAAGCCTGTTGCCGGGAAACGGGGAAGAGGTATTCTTTGCCGAGTTCAGCGGCGTAGCGGTCCAGCCGGCGGCCTATGTCCTTGGGGATTTCAAGGGACGGCGCATCGGGAGCGGGCGGCGCTGGCCATGCGGGGATGATTCCAGCCGCTCTTGCTTCCTTCGCCACATTGGACGTGTGTGTCTTTTCTGCCACAGACTGTACCTCGTCTGCAACAGTTTAGCCCGGATTTTCGCCCGCCAGCATCTTCGCGGCGAGTTGAGTGTAATAATCTACGACTCCTTGACCCTCAAAACCATGATGCAGGTAGTTGAGCGCCTGGGTGAAGGCGTCCACGTCGTCATCGTGGGCCAGCTTCGGGAAGCCGTAAAGCTGGTCGAGGAAGTCGGCAACCCACCCGAGCGACGGGTCAACGAAGACGTTGCCAGCCTCCCACTGGGGAACGACGGCATGGGCGCGGCTCACCTTGTCGGTGTCAACCTTGATCGGCACCAGCGGGATTGAGGACTCAAGCCGTAGCTCCTGAATCAGCGATTGCCCCGAGGCCTTGTCTTCGATCAGGAAGGCTTGCGGGTGCCACTCGGCATTGAGTAGCTTGACCTGCATTTTCAGCGCAGGATAGCCCGCCTTTTCCTTCCAGCGATTGAGTAGGTTATAACCAAGGCCATCAATGCGCTCACCGACAGCCAGCACAACCGAGAAGTCGTTCTCTTCCTTTTCTTTGAACGCCGTGTCACCGCTGAGGATGATGCGCCTGTAAACCTTGATCGGCTGCTTGGTGTTGGGGTCGATCATGGCCATGCGGCGGCGCGACTCTTCGAGAGAGAACTCCCTCGCACATGGGCGACCGTCTGCGGTCTGCTTTTTGAAGATTTGCCCTTCGGCTGGTGCCGGACGCTGCTGGTGCTGGCCAGCGTAACCAGCCGAGCCGAGGCGCTTGCGTTCGCCGTCAAGCACAGCTTCAGGGAAGCGCGCCGGGAAGAATAGCTCACCCTCAATCGTGCGGGGATCGGACCAGCCCAGCGACGTTGGCAGGAAGTCGGGGTCTTTGGGCTTGGGATGCTCGTACTCCTCACGGATGATGAGCACTTCCCAGTTTTCCGGCTCGGTAGCCAGAATATGCCCAGTCAAGTCCTCTTCATGCACGCGCTGCTGGATGATGACGCGGCAGCCGGTGGACATGTCGGCCAGGCGATTCGCCGCGGCGTTGTCCCACCATTGGATGATGGCGTCACGCGCTGGCTTGCTCCAAGGCTCTGTGGCGTCGTTGGGATCGTCCACGAGGATGCAATGCGACCGACTGCCGGTGATCTTCGACCCGGCCGAGATTGCGCGCCTGAAGCCGGTCCCGCTGTTCTTGTAGTGGCCTTTGGCGTTCTGGTCTTTGGTGAATGCCCAGGTGGGCGCGAAGGTGTGCCGATACCATGCGCTGTCGAGAATGTCCCGGCATTTGATCGAATCGCGGAGGGCGACTTCGTTGCTGCCTGAAGTGAACAGGCCGCGCCAGCCGGGTCCGAGGTCGCTGCCTTCCTTGGGGCGCTGAATCCAGATCCACGCGGGCAGGCAGACCGACAGAATTGTCGACTTCATCGAGCCGGGCGGGACGTTGATTATCAGGTTGCGATGGGCGAGACGGCCTTCTACGAGGGCTTGAACGTGGTCGCAGATGACGTCCAGGTGCCAATTCCAGACCAGCGGCGTCGAGGGTTCGATGATCGGCCAGGATTGCCGCACGAACTCTGCCAACCGCCGGCGGGCCATCTCTGCCTTGATGGCCTCATAGGGGATGAGGTCCAAGGTCAGGCCGCTTCCGTTTGGGCTGCCCGGTACTTCTCAAACCAGAACACGATAGGGCCAGCGACCTCTACCACCTGCCCGAACCTCACCGCATGGCGGTAAGTGGGATAGCCGCGCTGTAGAATTCCGGTGATCCTCTCCAGTTCCTTGCGCCATCCCTCAAGCGAATAAGGCCCTTTGTGGATGTTGCACGGCCCGCAAGCCGGGAATAGATTCTCTGCCACGTCGCGTTCAGGACACCAGACCTCGCCAGTGGCTACCAGCATCCCGTACCCAGTCTTGGGGTTTGTCGCGTACTTCGTCTTGCGCTGGACCGGCTCGACGTGGTCAGCGTGCCAGCCCTTCTCGCCCAACGGGCATCCACAGTACGCGCACCGCCCGCCGAACATCATGCGCAACTTCTCGCGCTCTCTCTTGCTGAGCGTCACGGCTAGACCTCCTCAAGGGTCGTACTGGGTTGCGGAGCACCAGCGGCGTAGATCGAATCCAGCGCCGCCAGTTGCTCGTCTGTGAGTTTGGACAGGTCAAGGGATGGCGGCAAAGCGTCACCGTCAGGCGTGGTCTGCGCTGTCTTGAGAGGCGCATCGAGGCCGAGCAACCGAGCCCGCCGCTCTTCCACCAGCACCAGCTTCTGAACGGCGTTCATGTCTTTCTTGGTGTTGATGCGAGAGATTGCAGCAGCCGCAGCGAGGTCCAACCGCTCAAGCGAAAGCCGTCGCACCTCGTCAGCGGTTTCCTTCAAGGTCTTGTTTAACTCTGCCAGTCCAGCCAGCACCAGGCGGTGAACCTGCGACTTCGACAGGCCCATCTTCCGGCCAATCTCGAAGAAGCCGAGACCGTCACGACGGAGTTCGAGCGCCTGCTGAATCTTCATCGTCCGCGTGATCTTCGCGCCGCTGGCTTGCTGTGGCATCTTCCCGCCCTCTTGTGGATTCCCCTTTTGTTCCACTTTAGAGGCTTTTCAGGGGTGTTTCCGGTCCTCAACCGTCGCGAAACGGCAACTTTTGCGGGTTATACTTCAAGACGTTGCGCGAATCGGTTGTCGCGGCTTGACCCGGCCCTGCCCGCTCGGCATACTGAGCGCCCGCGAAAACGCGGCTAAGGCACAGGGAGACGACCCCGGCAGGGGTACGCATAGCGCAACTCTCCGAACCATCCGAAAGCCGCGCTGTCTCTTTTTCACGGCTTCACCGCCTGAATCCGTTCCCCAATCCATCGCATACACGGGACCGCTTGGCTGTTGCCGTACGCCTTGTACATGGGTCCATCGGCTGCAATCCTCGTGAACCACTGACCGTCTTCCTGCCAGCAGTTCAGGCTATGCGCTGTGAGGTAATCGGCCTCATCGGGGTCGATCTTGCGGCGGGTGCTGGTTTCGATGTGGGTGTAGAGGTCATCGAACCCTTGAAGCCTTGCGCACTCCACAACGGTTAACCGGCGAACTGCCATCGGCGTAGCGATAGCGGGGGGATGAGCGTTTGCCGCGAGAGGATGGCAAGGTGCTCCCGGTTGCGGGTTTGAATAGTTCGCCTTGCTGGTGATTTGCGTGGTATCGAATGCGATAGCGCCCACGCCCATTCCGGCGCGGCCTCCGTTCGGAGTAAGGACCGCATTTGCAAGCCCGTCAGTGCGGACTTCCAGCGTCGATTCACCGTCCCGACCGCGAATGGCGAGAGTCATCACCGGCACAAGCGGAGTTCCGCGCCCGGTCCCGTCTTCATAGGCGTCGAATCCATCGGCCCGGAGACTATGCGTTGGCTGGTCAAAGAAACCCCCGGTTACCACATAGTTGTCGGTTGTCGGGTCGCCGCCCTTGACCTGATGGCACGTCACCGAATGAGCAAGGGATGATTCGGCCAGAATAGGCGTCCTGACCATTCTGCCCCCCCCCGAAATGAGCGCCGTCGCTAAGAGCACCCACAACCTGTGGGAATGAAACAGCCGGTCGTATCGAGGTCTGCTCCCCATCCCCCGGTTTTGTGCGCCCCGAGAGTTCCTGAGACCTCTGGAATACCGGAATTACTGGATCTTGTCCTCTGCTCTTCCCCCCCGTTCCACGCCTCGACCACTGCCCATAAGGCTCGGAGCAACATCGTGGGTAAAGCCTTGCCCCTCTTCCCGGCGCGGCGGATGATGCCCATGCAGGCTTTTGCGCTCAAAAAATACTTGCGCGGGATAGGCTGGGTCTCTAGCACTTGCCATAACGAACACGCGCTCCCGTCGCTGGGCCACGCCGAAATGTTGAGCGTCTTTGACGATCCACGTTGCGGTTCGCCTGGGTCCAGTAACCAAACCTGCGTTTGTCCAGCGGAGTCCTGCTGGCGGAACGAGTGGGGAGTCTGCTCCCACCAGCGCGGCGAGGAAGCAACCGAAGGCGTTGTCTCCAACGGAGAGCACTCCGGGTACGTTTTCCCAGACAACAGTGAGGGGTTTACTGCCCTCTCGAAGTCGAACATTGTCAATTGCATTGGCTAGCCTCACGAAGGAAAGGGTTAGATTTCCGCGGTCATCCTGAAGGGATTTACGCAAACCGGCGACCGAAAATGCTTGGCAGGGCGTTCCGGCCACGAGAACATCCGGCATCGGGACACCGAACCGGCGAAGGTGACGGACCCGGAGGGCGGTGAAGTCGCCCCAGAGGCCGGGGCCAACCTCGGCCCGTGCGTAGCGCATATCCTCTGCTCCTTGACGCTGAATCAGAACACTGCGCGGGAAGTCCTCAATCTCGGAAAGGACGGTCGGCCGCCAACCGAGCGGAGACCACGCCTCAGACGCCGCTTCTATGCCGGAACACATGGACATGTACGTGAAAGCGGTCATTTCAACCTCATGCTCGGCAGCTTGTCGAGCCAGATCAGGGGTGCGTCCTCGGTGAGCCGTGAGACCAGCGCGGCGCCGTAGATGCTGGTCAGGTCGATTTCGGGCAGGTTTGAGGTCCAGAGCGTCGGCAACTCTTCGCGGTAGCGGTGGTTCACCAGGCGGTCAAGCTGCGAGGCGGCGAAGTCGTCCACGTAAGCGCCCTTGATGCGCTCCCGGCCAAGATCGTCTAGCACCAGGAGGGGCGCGGATTCTGCGCGTTCCAGCATCTGCTCGGCTATGCCGTCGATTGCGTGGAGCCGGATGGCCGTCACGCTGTCAGGCCAACTCAGCCACACGGCCTGATGCTGAAACCTTACGTCGGCCCGTTTGCCGTGGCGACGGGTCTCTTCCACCAGCCGGACGGCGTAAGCCTTGCGATAGGCCCGCTGGAATCCGCGCAGGATCGCCGCCAGCGCCATCGTTTTGCCTGAGCCGGTGTCAGCGCCCAACCCGAAGCCGGTTGCGGGCACGTTGCCGCCGCTGAGCGCCAGCAGGGTAGCCCGCGGCATCGCCCGCTTGATGGCCTCGGGAACCTTTTGCCAGTCGGCTTTGCACTCGCGAGAGGCGAGGCCGCAGACGTGGCGAAGATCCTCGGTGACCTGGGTTTCAAGTTCGGTCTCGATGCGCTTGGCTTCCGTTTCGGCATACCGGATGGCTTGCGCGTCTTCCCAGCAGCCCCAGCACAAGCCCTCGAACTCGGGCTCTGGTTCGCCCATCGAGGGTTTGCTATTGCAGGACCGGCAAAGCGGCCTCGGGGTGTTCGGTGGCCTCACGCGCCCGCCGTTCATCACGGGCGGCAAGTTGATCGATGTAGCGCTGGTCGGTAGCAGTTCGGTGATGCTGGACATTCCCATGGTTCATTGCTCCTGCACTCTGCGGTGCTTGCTGCGTTGCCTTCTCTGCCAGTTCGGTAGCCTTGCCGGCCTGTAACGCGAAGTC